CAATTTTGTTACCATAACCAACCTGATCAATATATAATGTTAAAGTATCACCACTTTGCTCTATCATAATTTCATTATCATCAGTGGCTTGTGCGAAAACGAGTGGCGTTGATACTAATAACAATAAACTAAGTTTCTTCATCATTTTCGTTATCCTCTTTTAGTGAGTGCCTGGCATTCGCTCCATTGTGTTGATGCGGATGTCTATGGCCCTCGGTTATATCCCAGAATTTACGGTCATGGCCCTGGTAAATTAATTCAAGTACGGCAGCCTCAATGGCTGATCGTACTGCGTATGTCACACTCTCATTATTTCCCACTCCGTCCTCATATTCAACGAGTTGAGTTCCCTGTTCGATAAACCTAAACACGTCACCCCCACCGCCGTAAGAAAGTACCGACTTCTTAGCTTGGACATTTAATAATATTTCACCCGTTAATACCGATACTGCTCTCACAGAAACCGTTACAACGTCTTTACGATACATTTTACTAAATCCGATACCAAGTGTTCGTGCTCCACGGCCACCTGTTTCAGTATTAGCATCATAACCAATAATACCTCCCTCTATAATCATTCCTGCGAATAAGAGAGGTCCAACTCCTTTAGGATCTGCACCTGTCGCCTTTGCAACATCTTGTCGTGTAGACCTTACTATTTGTCTTTCTCTGACTAGGTTATCAATACCTTGTCTTTCTACTACTCTAAACCACGTACCGCCGCCTGCAGTTTTTAGAGCATCAATTAATAATTCTGTACCACCTTGGGTAACTGCAGTAGAAAATGATGCAATATTATCTACCGACTTTCTTTGTCCGGTTTTATCTTCAAATGAATAAACCGCAACAACTGGTCTATCTACGGCAGCTGGTAAGTTTAATAAATCTACATACGCAGGTAATCTAACAGCAGTTGGTTCATCCACACAGATATACTTTCTTGCCATAACTTTCTGAACACCCATCTGTAAGTGTCTATCAAACCCTTCATCATACTTACCTGCCAAATCATTACAGTCTTGTGGATTCGGACTCCATTGGGGTACCGATGCACATCCACTTAATAACAATAAAAATACCAATGCATATTTAACCATCAGAATCTTGTCCAAAGTTACCAGTTCCAACCGGTATCTCAATTACTGTTTCTGTTCCATCAGAATCAACTATTGTCATTTTAATATATTCGGATCCATCTTCATTTGTAAGTACTTCGTATGTTACCACATTACCTTCTAATGTAAACGAACCAAATCTTACAGACCCATCATTACTAAACATAGACTCAACTAGTTGCTTAGACATTTGAGCATATATTCTACTTTCTAAGTTACGAATAAATTTAGCCATTGTGCTATTATTCGCTTCTCTTTCTGCGGCCTTTCTTGCTGCCTCTAAAGCATCTTGTATGGCCTTTTTACGGGAATGTTCTTGGTTCTCAATGGTTAAGTAATGAGCGCCAGTACCAGCCCCAGAAAAAGATGGATTCTTAAATCCAAATTTTATTTCATCCGCATATACATTTGACATACCTATAAGACATAATGTAAATACTACTAATTTATTCTGTTCTTTTCTTTTTTTCATTTTCTTTATATTCCAAAACTACATTAACTTTCTGCTGTAAACGTATTAAGTCCTGATCAAGCATTCTAGTTTGATCAATAACACGTATTAATGCCATGTGCATTTTTTCAAGTTCTGGTTCTATTACATCACCAATAAAACACCAAATATAATATAAAAAATATCCAAAACCAACACATGCAACTATAGGAAAACCATAATCGGATATACCTTTTACCAACTCATCCATTATGTTCTCCTATATGAATAATAGACCGATTAAAAAACCCACATTAAGTCCCAATGAACACATTAGAACAAAATCCCTAGTAAAAGAATATTCAACCATTTGTATTTCATTTAACATTAGTCTCGTCTCACGTCCACCTTTCCGTCTTCAACAAAATTCTCAGCACGTGCTACTCTCTCAATGTCTGGTCTTAATTCTAAAGCACTACTAACCAACATATCAATCTTTATCATTTCATTAGCCATAGTCCTTGCTCTGTTTTCCAGTGACTCGCAGAAAATCGTCAAGGTTTTTATCTGTCCGACTAACCCCTCTAATATCTGTTTTATAATTAGGAAAATAAAGACGCCCATAGCGATGGCCCCGGCAATCGGGGCACCAACTTGAGCTATTAATTCAAAGATTTCGGCCATATATTCTATTTATAAATATATGGCCTTTAGATAGTGTAATTAGTTAGTAAAGCTGATTAGCAATACTTTTCTTTCATTTTATCTACTGAAATATTCCAATCAGTGTATCTGAAAAGACCTTTCTTTTCGTAACACCAATACCATCCCTTTTCAGTTTGAGGTTCGTCAGTATGATAATATGTTATACCGCCTCTAGTCTCAACATAAGTCTTTCTGCTCGATTTGTCACTTGTTTGTACCATCTTGAATCGCGACCTTCTACAGCCGCCTCCTTCCAATCACCACTCTGCAGCGCTGCATTGTGATTTTTAAATTTACTTAAGCGCGTAAGTCCCATATTGAACATCATGTTCGCAATAACTTGTTTTACTTCTTGTGGATATCCATCCCATCCGTCATGTAATTTTTTACAATCTCCGATTACTGTTTCTACATCCTTGGCAAAACATTCAATGACTCTATCCTCTGCCACTGGAGTACCGACCTCCATCCCATGTTCTGGGTCTCCTTCGATAACCAAGTGCCCAATGCCAAATGTAGGATAACCCAAATGGTCATGATAAATTTCATTTACTTGTCCCTCATCTATAATAAGTTGTTCTCTTAATTGATCAACATCAATATCTTTGTCTCTATTAAAAAACATATTAATCCTCTAAATAATTTGTTATATACGCTTTAACGTGCGTCATTTTTGCTATATCAGCGTTATATACACCGCCCCAATATGATAATTTTGGAGTTAATGATTCATCTGTATAAGGTAGTGCACTTCCAATTGATTGACACCATTTTGAACCAATATCATAACCTACTGTGAAATATACATCAACTAATGAAGACATTTCACCACTACTATTATATATAACACCGAAGAAATGTGTTCCAACAGATGGTATAATTTTATCTATAGTTTTACATAAATCTGGATGGTGTGTATACATTTCATCTGGCGTTATCATAGCTTTAATTACTACGTCTGATGTAGTTTTATCAAATTTAAGGCCATGAAAAGGTAAATATGTATTATATGGTAAACTAAAATATGTCTTTAACTCACTTGTAGGTTCTTGCATATCATAATATGAAA